GCCGTGCAATCTCCGCCTCGGCTTCGCTGGCGAGGACGTATCCAGTTAAACATTTTACTTTGCCGTGGCCTAACAGGATTGCTATTTCTTCTGCCGTGAAGTGTTCCACTTTATTTCCCCTCCCATGTCGGACACACCAGCCTTTACTCTACTCTGTAAAAATGCGACTTATAGTGCTCTGCCAAATTGATTATATGTTTTGGGTTGCACCAGTTTAAAAAGTCTGCCAGAGAGACAAGCCTATTTTGACTTCCAATACTGTTTGTGAAAGTCAAAGAGCATGCTCCGAATTCTTTTATCGTCATCCTGATATCTTTTGCCAGTTCTTTGTGAAACTCTTCTGGCATCACACAACAAGCCTCTGCTCCATCTCGTCGGAAAATAAGAAGCCAATAGGTAACGGATGCCAGTTCTCTGTCACGATAGCATTCTTTGATCCAAGAATCCAAAACATTTTTCTTTTTTGGCCTGTCGATAAAATCCAACAGATCAATGCCGCCAGCCTTCTTTGTCTTGCTGAATAGCTTAGAAGTCTCTTTTCGAAGATAGGAAGCTGACTTTCCTACTTTGTTGCAAAAGTTATTAAGCATTTCTTTGCTAAGTGGTCGGCTGGTATGGGTGTAGCCACGCTTGGCACTTATTACCAACAAGTCAAACAGCGGCTTTGCTATCGGATCAGTGAAAGTCAAATCGCCATAGCCATACTTGGTTCTAACTGCTTGCTTGGCACGCTGGGTGGCGCGACCGCCACTCTGGCTGGTTCGCCACATCAGATCATCTCGCTCGCCACCTGACCACCACAGACTCAACTGCTTGCTGATGTCTCGCTCAAACCCACTGCCCTTTCCGCTCTTGCTCATTATTTTCTCCCAACTGTCGAAAAGAATAAAAATGATACAACCAATATCAAAAGCCAAGTTGGCCATTCTTCGACAAGCGATTCCCAAATCACTTGAAGGCCTCCTCCCACCTTGACACAAACTGTACCGAAGTCAAGCTACGCATCCCATGCTTAGTTGCCACCTCAATCATTCTATTTTTAGTAGGAGTGTTGGCAAGCTTCACCTCTACAAATGGACACATTGGATGAGGAAGATAAACCAAGTCAAAATTTCTGGTTATCAATTCCTCATTTGATAATATGGAGTTGTAAGCCTTGTGAGTCTCTTTTAAATTTCCATGAAGATGCTTTATGGCTGTCTTCATTCCAACTCCATCCACGCCTTTGACATTGTCCGTGCCACATCCAGCAATTGACAATGCAGCTGCCCACTCATATGGCTCACAGTTCCACTGACCTCTAAGATCGCTGACAGTATAAGGTTGCTCTTTGATTGGATCAAAGATGCTAACTCTATCACTCAAGCATTGGTACATGTCTCGATCTCGGGTGACGATGATACAATCATGGCTGCTTTTTGAATAGGCTGCCAGTGCCATGATGTCATCGGATTCAAAGCCATCGAAGCAGAACACATTGTTGAAGCCCATCTCTCTGATAATATAACTCCTCAGCCGTGTGAATTGGGGATAGGAAATTTCATCCAACTTCTTCTCTTCCTCGGTTTTCTCCTCTTTGCGGTTGGACTTGTAGAGCGGGTACTCCTTCTGGCGCAGGTAGCCCTTGCTGCTGTCCCAGGCGAACACCCAGTTGTCCGCTTTGATGATCTCTTGTAGTTTTAGCAGTGTCCTTATGAAGCCAAACATAATGCCGGTGCGCTGGCCTTGGTAGCTTAGGTTCTTGGTGGAGTGCTTCAGGGCATGGGCCAGCCCGTTGCAGTCAAGTATCATCAGCTTATGGCATTTATCTATCATTTTTAAGAATTTTCTCCTTGAAAAATTCTTTATCATCAGGCGGCACATTTATTCCATTATCTATTGCACACTTGCTGTGAATATACTTACCTATAAATTTTTTAGGACAGAACCTGTCGCTTGTATGAATAACAGCTCTATCATATATACTTATTGTTTCTTTACAAATTGGGCATGTCGGAAGTTTTATGTTTACTTTTGGTTTTATTAGGATCATTTTTCATCCTTACACAGTGGTCTTGATTCGGTCACTTCATTGTAAAGAGTTCTAAGAATGGGATCATTCTTATGGTTAGAATATCTTGTAAACATGATATCGAACAACGAACTCGATAATTTTTTCCGTTCCTCTTCTGTGATAACAAGGGTAATTCCATGAAGCTTGTCGCCATTTTTGCAAATAGTAGTTTTCATCTTTTTTTCCAAGTCTTTTTAAAAATGCTTTTAACATGATGGAAAAATACATAGGCCCATCCAATGCCACCTAAGAAGCTATCGACGTCGCTGTCATTCACCAACCAGTTTTTAAAAAGGCCATAGCTAATCATAGCCATTCCAATTAGACCAATCCATTCAAGTACCAACCATATTTTTTTAAAGATTTTTCTAAAGCTATTCATACTTGTGCTGGCCTTGCATGGGATTTGACTTTGCTTCAATCTCATGCCACTCAGCAGTGATCTCTTCTGCCATCTGCTGGTACAGTGCAGAAGATTTTCTGATCTCAGCAATCAATCCTTCTCTTGGCCATGGCTTGCCGCGCCAGGTGGCACCTTTGAAGTCAGGCCCATATCTCCATTGAAGCATTGACTCAACATCCTCAATTCCATAGTTGAAAACAATGTTGAAATCGGCATCGCGGAATGGAATGGCGCACTTGTTGCGCTTGAACTTAGCTCGCACCTTGATCCCATAGTCCCGACGACGATTTTGGATGGTGTGAAATAACTTCTCGCGCTCGGCCAACCAGCAAACTTGGTGGGTGTAGAAGTTAAGAGCATCACCACCTGCACGGTAGTGCTTCTCACCAAAGGTGATTCCGATCTTCTGTCGTACCTGGCTTATAATTCCAAGGGTGATATCCTGGCCTTGCATATCAGCGCAGCAGCGCGGAAAGAAATATTGGCTGCCATATTTTTGCTTTCCTAAATTGTAGGAGCCTTTTGCTTTATCCTCATCGCCCTTTTCGGCTGCCTTGGCGGACTTTTTTAGGTTCTTCTCGTAGTTGGCAGAGTCAACTTTACTTCTCATGGAGTCCCAGCTGTCAACGAAAACAAGCACCACTTCTCCAGCGCGGTGTGGCTGGATCACTGTCGTGAAGAAATCCTCTCCCATGTCCTCGACAAACTGGAAGTGCCTCCACTCCACCGCATCATAGAACTTCTTGCCATACATGTTCTCAACTGGAAAGTCCATGACATTTTCAGCGTTGTAATAAATCAGTCGCAACTTCTTTGGTTTTGGAAACAGTTCGGTCTTGCGAGTCATAATTTTATAGAAGCAATAGGCCATGACTTCTAATGCGGTCAATGTTTTTCCGCTACTTCCATCTCCGACGATGTTGAAAATCCTGCCGCGTGCCCAGCCGCCATCCAATCCCCGACAGCTGGCTGCCAGATTCAGAACAAGCGATCCGGTGTTTAAGAATTCCACCCGGTCACACTCTGGAATAGGTGATGTTGCCATCTCAGCAGCCACCTCTCCGACACGCGGCAGGTCTTCATTCTCTCTTATTCTTGGCATTTGGTTTGCACCTTACTTAAATGAATCATGCGTCATTTCTTCTTGCCAGCAATGGCGGCAGCCAATCTGGAACGCACTTCTTCGCGCTTTGCTTCGATCACCGCATCGCGCTCGTCGGTCGCTGGCGCTGATGGCGCCTCAGCCTCAGCTTCGGAATCAGCAGCAACCAAGTCCATGCGGTTGGCCTTAGCGAGCGCTGCAAGAACTTGCTTTTTAAGCTCATCGTCTGTCCACTTTGACTGAATGGTAAACTGAAGCTCTTTAATTTCTGTCTTGTGTTGGACTTTGAATCCCTTGAGCTGGTCTCTTGTCATACCATCCAGCTTAGTTCCAGCATCAGCCTCTTCTTCCTGCTCCACCTCTGGCTCATACTTTGTAGCTGGCTTTTCTTCTTGCCATGTTGGCTTGGCAGAAAAATTCATCGCCTCTTTGACTTCCTCATATGTCGGAATCACCAGAAGGTCAGCAAACAATTTACGTTTATTTAGAATACCTTCAGTCAGCGGAATTGCTGACTTGCCAAGCTGCATCGCACTATACTTTGTCTTGATTCCTTTACCTTCTTTCTGGTAAAACAGAGCAATGCCAGTCTTTGGATCCATGATGTCAATAAATCGACCAGTCTCCGGATCGCGACACACGTCGTGGAATTCATGAACAGTGCCAGCAGCCGCACTCCAAAGGAAAATTTCCTTGGATGGATCTTCAAGCAAAAGATCCATCACCCAGATCAAACAGCGTCGTTCGGGGTAGTAGGTTTTTGCCAGGTCTGGATCCTCGTCCCAAAGCTCTTTCGTCTGAATCTCATCGATCGGACAGCTATCGGCCAAGCGCATGCCGCGCAGACAGAGATAAATGTCCTTGTTGAGACCGATGTTGCGATGGATCTGAACATCCAGCCCGTACCACTCCAGCTTCTCTAACGGTGGGACAATTCGGATCTTGTTCTGGCCTTCCCGATTGACATATGCCTTGTACATCTCGTTGTGAAGATATCCCTTTCCCTTCCAGCTACCTCCTGGTTTTTCCTCAGAGCGCTTCTTCATCACTTCTTGTGACGGTGGTTGATACGACCATCCAGCCATAATCTCATTCTCCTCTTTTTGTTGTTGGTTGTTTTGGTTTGTGTTGCTCTGTTATTGATTTTAGAAATCCTGCAATTCCACCTCTCACAAAACAATAAGCAACAACATAGACAATTGTTCCAGCAGCAAAGGTACCAGCAAAGAAAAGTATCAGATATTTAATGATATCGCCAATATCCATATCCATATCTTCCGCTCATGTCAATGAATTTTTCAATCTGCTCATTTGACTTGAATAAAATAGTCACAAAGCAATCGGGACAATCTAACTGTATCACAATTCCATCCGATTTGAATTTTCCTTTTGGCTTTTCAACTGCTGTGTCAATGCTTAAGATAAGCTGATAGCGAGTGATATAGATGGGCGCATAGCCATCGAAGTAAAGAACCCAACCACAGGAGCCACTCAATCGCCAATCAGGAACTGCTTTAACGAGAACCGATTCTCGGTATTGGTAGCTATCAAGCATTTGTTGAGAACTGGTTGTCGAACAACTGGCAAAGATTGTCCAGAAGACGACTGATATAAAAACACTTATGAGGTCGTTGTGGCGAGTCATTCGTCGTTCCAGCATTGGCATTTATATTTAGGATCCTTGGTTCCACAATGTTTGCAATAGCCTCTTCTGATTGAGTCGAAAATTTTTAGTCTTTGCTCGTTAGGCAAGTGCTCAAGTATGCTTCTCGCCAGGTCGACATGGGTCTCAGCGATAGCCATCTTCATTTTTGTGACAGCTTCTTTGGTGTCTATTTGAAGTACCATATCAAGAACGGATGACATTTTGGTATTCATTCTTTGATCCTTCCGCTGGCTTTCTGCAGCGAACCAGGGGCAGCTGCCTTTCCTGCCAGGTGCTCTTTGACCGCTGCCGCCACCGCATCCGGAACTGTCGCTGACCTGGCTGTTCTACCACCACTACCACCACGCGGTTGATAACTGCCGCTCATTCCAAACATTCGGTCGCCAATTTCAACCAGCTTCTTTAGTGCCTTGTCTTTGATGTCCATGGTGTATCTGGCACTTTGCATCTCTCGGCGATGTGCCTTTGACACAATGAAATTAACTCTTGCCTCGTTGAGCTTGTCCTCTGATTCTTTGACTTCTGGATGGAGCAGTGTCAAGTCTTTGTAGATCTGTTCACTGAGAGTCGGCTTGGTCACATCGAGCTCCTGTTTAAGCTCTCTGTTGATTTTTGCTGTTGCCCAACCACGTAGTTGAAGATGTGCCTTTGCCATAGTCTTCTTGTGGGCATCTTCAGCAACAATCAGTTGATGAGCAGCTTGATCTTCCTTGGCACAAGCCAACTGTTCATAGTTACTCCACTTGCCATAGTGAGAAGGCATCTTGGCACACTCGTCGTCAAGTCGCGCCCTATTTATTTCAGAGTCTTCCCGCCATGTGCTCATCTCATTCTCCTATTAAGTTATTCGCCAGACCGCTGTTCCTCTTTGTTGTATTAGATATCCTCTTTGCGATATTGGACATTATTGAATTTGACAATGATCTCGGTCATCGTTGGATACTGTCGCTGGAAGTTATACAACTCGTGCCAATCAGGCAGTCCGTAATCTCGGTAGATATGGCAAGAAAAATTATCACAGATAGAGTATCCAACATCAAAGGATCTGGCGCAGGCTCGGTGCCAACTCGTATTGCAAGGATTCCCATTGCCACCCTTTTTGTGATACCATTTTACTTTGGTATGGCAGCCCGGACAAAAGGTCGTCATCGTGTCACACTCCAAATCCAAGTTGAGCAACCTTCTCTGCAAATGCGTCAACACCTCTGTCAACATACTCCTTGTTCTCTGGAGAATACAACGCAGCGGCTGGATGGACAGAGTACACAATCCAGCAGTTGAACTTGTCCGACCATTCGCAGGTGCCGCTGGCAGCCATGATTCCAGACTCTTGATCTTTGAAAAACTTCAGGCCGGTGTTACCAAAACTCAAAATCAAAAATGGCTTGACTGTCTCAATCTCATGGATAAGATATTTGCTGCAGGCCTTGATGTTGGCAGGCTTGGGTGTGCGTGTCTTTGAGGGCCAGCACTTGCAGAAATTTGAGACATGAAACATCTCGCGCTCCAAGCCATAGGAAGCCAATTGCTTCCACAACACATTTCCGCTGTCTCCAATGAATCCTGTCTTTAGCCTGTCTTCGTCACGCCCAGGTGCCTCTCCAACAATCATGATATTAAATTGGCCAGGACTTGGCATCACCGGCGAGGAACACTCTTTTATCAATTCACAGTCGGTGCATCCCGGAAGGTATAGGTCATCCTTGGTCTTCAAAAAGTTTTTAGGATAAACAGCTGGCTCTGCCAGTTTCAGTCCAAGACCCTCAACCTTGCCTGCCAGCAAATCGTCGCCGAACCAAAGCTTGTCTGTCCAGATGTTGCTGTGGCCAGTCTCATTTTTTGCCCGAACAAGAATCCATCTTCCCTCACTATGCTCGATGTCATCTTTTCGCTGAAGGTAAAATTTATGGCCAAAGACGATCATGATAAAATCCGTGTCGTCTTTGAAGTTCCCATACACACCACCCAGGTCTCCAACCGTTCCTCGTATTTCTCTGAAGGCTTGGTCGCCGCGTTCTTTGAAACCAAATTTCAATCGTTCCATCAGCCCAAAATAAAAATAGCTACTTTTATCTGTTCGGACTACATTTCTTAACTTTTTTATTTCAATACAAGATTGAATTATCTTTAGCATCTTTCGATAGCGATACATTGGGTCATTGCTTAAGCTGAAATCAAAGTAAGCAGACAGCTCTTCCAATCTTTCCTCATCAAGATTCTCCCTACACTCAGTGTCTCCAAAACATTGGGTATCTGTAAGCAGTCTCCTCACCTTGCTGTTGGCACTTCTCTTTGCCAACCTTGCTTCCAGGTCGGAAAGATCCTTGTATGGACCATTGGCTTCTCGTTCTTTGATGATGGCAGCTGAGGCCACCTCGCCCACACCTTTTATCTCTCCAAGCGGGACGAGAAGATTTCCTTCCTCATTGATTGTCCACTTCTTTGCGTCGCTGGTGTTGATGTCTGGCAGTAGGAGTTTTAGTCCTAAGCGGCGTGCCTCTTGAATGTTGTCGGATTTCTTGCTGTCACTTCCATAGGTCAAGATGGTTGCCATGAACTCGGCTGGGTAATGAACTTTCAGCCACATCATTTGATAAGCAATTAGGGAGTACTCTACTGCGTGAGACCTGTTGAAGCCATAACTTCCGAAATGCTTTAGCTCATCAAATAACTCCCCAGCGGTCTTCTCATCAAGTGTTTTTAGTCTTTTACAGCCGTCAACGAACTGTTGCTTGAAACTCATGAATTGCTCGATGCCCTTGCTCTTGCTCACCACTTTTCTAATTGTATCAGCGGTACGCCATCCAAGACCACCCAACTCATACATGAACCGCATGACCTGCTCTTGATATATAATCAAACCATAGGAGTTTTCAGTGATCTGCTTGATGAAGGGATGGATATAGGTGACTGGCTCTTTGCCATGTTTTCTGTATTCAAAATGAGTCACTATTCCACTTCTGAGAGACCCAGGCCGATGAAGGGTATTTAGGGAAACAACTGCTTCAAAGTTCTCAACTCCAATTTCTCTACAGATACGCATCATCCCAGGCGAATTGAATTGGAAAATTCCGAGACAGTTTCCTTGATTGAATTGCTTATAAACTTCCTCATCGTCCATCTCAAGCGTCTCATAATCGATCAGAACATTGTGGCGCTCCTTGATCAGTTTCCTTGATTCACTCAGCAGGGTGAGAGAGTTGAGTCCGAGGACATCCAGCTTCATCAGGCCCATATGCTCTGCGTCTTCTTTATCCCAGTTGCAGACGATGCTATTGCTTCGAGCTGCGTAGGCCGAATTCTCACCATCTCGAAGATCCTTTGCCGAAACAATCATGGCAGCCGCGTGCTTCCCTGTTGCGGAAATTTGGCCTTCCATGGCAATTGCTATTTCACTGATCTCCGGATATTTTTTGTAGAAGTTCTTTCCGTCCTCAAAGGTTTCAAAGGCATCCTTGACGGTAAAATCAGACCTTGCGTCTCCACCCGAACGGGTTACAACACAAGCGGTCGCCTTGCTTACATCTGCCATTGGAATGTCAAACACCCGACTCACACTTCGGAGGACCCCTTTGCCTTTCAACTTTGCGAAGGTGCTGACGCCGATGACGTTGTACTCCCCATACAAGTCTTTGAGGTGTTGGAGGATCTTATCTCGCTTGGTGTCTTCAAAATCCATGTCAATGTCAGGCAGGTCAATTCTTGCCTCGCTGATGAATCGGCTGAAGATGAGGTCATACTTGATTGGATCAACTTGGGTGATGTTCAAACAGAAGGCAACGAGACTGCCGCCGCTGCTTCCTCTTCCGGGTCCGACTTCGATGTCGTTGTTTCGACACCAGTCTATCAATTCCCAAACAATTAGGAAATATCGGGCGAAGCCTTGTGAGATTATGATTTCAAGTTCGTCATTGATTCGATCCATGTACTGCTGTCGGTTGTCGTTGGTTATCCACTTGTGGAGTCGCTCACGTCTATCAAATCCATCAAGGGTGAGTTGGATCAGCTGATCTTCCTCGTCCAGCTTCTCTTTTCCTTTTATCGGTGGCCTTGGAAGGAAGACCTCCTGCTTTTTTATTTCCAACCTACATAGGTCAGCAATCTCTTTTGTCCTAAGCATGGCATAGGTTAAATCCTTTCCTATAACCACTCCCTGCTTTTCAAAAAGCTCCTTCATCTCGGCGACGTCAGCCAACCATAAGGTGTCGATGTCAAACTTCCATCGATCCTTGTCCTTCCAACGCTTCTTTGTTTGCATTGCCAGAAGCACTTCTTGAAGTTTAGAATGATGACGCTCTGGATAGTGGCAATCATTGGTGGCAACGATCGGAATCTTTAGATCCTTTCCGACCTTCAAGATATGGTTGTTGAATTTTGCTTGCGTTGCCATGGCATTAGGCATGACCTCAAGATACACTTCGGTCTTTTTTCCAAGCTGCTTAAGCACCTCAATTCCATCTGGCATGTTTATGTAGCTCATCATACAAGCGCTGCCAACAACCAAGTCTTTACAATTGTCAAGTAGCAGATTTGGATCGATGCGTGGCTTATGATAAAAGCCATCCAAATTGGCAGTGCTAAGAATTTTTAGAAGAGCATGGAAGCCATCCGAATTTTTTGCCAACAGCGTGATATGGTATTTTGATTCCTTATCCTTCTTCACTCTTAAATCGGGGACAATGTAGGCCTCGCAGCCCGCAATGCTTTTTAGGTTGTTCTTTTTACACTCGTTCTGCCAACGCAGAACTCCATCAATATTTCCGTGATTGGTTAGGGTGAGTGTGGTGAAGCCAAGCGCCATTGCGCGTTCGCAATATTGCTTTGCGGTTCCATAGCCATCTAAAATGCTGTACTGGTCATGGATGTGAAGGTGAACGAACTCGCTATTTTTCATTATGCTTCCATCAATGAAAGTATTTTTTGTCCCACTCAGCACCGACTTGGTTGTTTATCATAGCATGTCTACTTTTACACTCACTGTGACAAATGACTGGCAACTCATTGAATGGTATCTTAGAATAGAATAAGATGGCTGGCCAGTTATACAAAATCCAGTCAGATGAATTATCAATTCCATAGATGGAACCAAGTGGTGAGAGTCTAACATTCTCTTGGGTGTCGCCGCCCATGGTACAGCAAGGATATATTTTTCCATCTGAGTCGATGAAGAGTTGATACAAGGTGGTGAAGCACCTATCAAACTGACAGCAAGGCGTATGAGTTAGCTGAAGTTCATCAAGGTTGTGAATCGTTCCAGCATAGTCAAACAACCTTTTGTATGGATTGATTAGAGTGAAAAACTCCTCTATTTGCTCCGATGTCAAGTCCATCTTGCTGTGGGCTCTAACACCGTGGATGCGTACCTCTTTTATGTTATTCTCCAGAATGAAGTCGAACACTGCTGGCACCTTTTCCCAGTTGGCAGAGTGGACAACCATGCTGATTCGGATCGGAATCTTTTCTTTAACAAGATCCTTTATGCATTCTTTCACAAGTGCTGCTGTCAGAATTCCGCCTCTGGTGCGCCTGTACAACTCGTCATCAACTGTGTCCAGGCTGCAGCTAAGGAACTCAGACTTGCGTAGCAGCTCCAGATTGATACCGAAGGGAACAAACCCAGCTGCGACGAACCCATAGATTATTTTATTTTTGAGATGCCATTCCATCAGATGATTCAACTCTTCTGTTGGATAGGCAAAAGGGTCGCCGCCGCTGTAGCATACCGACTCAAGTCCAAGCTCCTTGCCAATCTCAAGGAAGTGGATCAGGGGTGCTACCTTAATTATTTTCTTGTCCTTACGCTTCCAGTGGCCGCACATGGGGCATTTATTAAAGCACTCGTCCAGCGGTGCGATCTGAAGGCTGGGGGGAAATTTCCGATGGCCATACTTGAAGGAGTCGATGTAGCGAGCGGTCTTTATAGACTTGTAATCTTCGTATATCACAACTCATCTCCAGTTCCTTTTAAATTGTCGTCCTCGGCGCTCAGCTCTCCCAAGATGGTGAAGTTGCGTAGGTCTCGCATTGCATCAATCACATCTGCCTTCCAGGTATTGTAATCAGCATGCTCTCTATCTGGTGGTCCTGGCTCCCAAATCAGATTGCGCAACCGAAAGAAGATAGCTCGCATTTCCATGAAGGCACCGACAACGCCAGTGCCGCGCCAGCAGTCTCCACGTTGTTTATTTTTTGTTATCATGATTGACAGACTGTTGTCGGTTGCTGCTTTGAATCGGCGCTCGGCCTCATCCAGTGGTGTTGACGAGACTGATTGTCTTTGAAAATGTGGGCTGAATTCTTTTATTTTGTCTGCCATGCCTTCCCAATTACCATCAAAGGTAATGGCGCGATCATCAAGGTAGACATTGGCAAGTACCTTTTTGTCGCTAACATTTTCTGGCGCGGTCGGCGCATTACAATTGACATAATCATAAGGGATTGAATGATCAAACATGAACCGCTGAACCCGTCCAATGTCATCTCCCCTGGTTGTAAACAGGATGATTGTCCACCCTGCGTCGCGCAGCTTCTGAAGCTCTTCCTTACAGCCAGTAAATGGTGGTCCGAAGACACCCAATCCCTTCCATCCCTCATATCGACTGATCACACCATCAAAGTCAACTGCCAGCACTTTATGATCGCTCACAATAACACTCCTTTACAAAGATAGATTCTGAAAAAGTTCCTTGAACTCTTTTGCTATCACTCGATAGTCTTGGATCTTTTTCATATGATTATAATTGTACTTCGCCAGTTCATAATCGTATTTTGCCTTACTCACAATTGACGAATATTTTTCAACATCGTAAACGAACCTGCCGCCTTCCTTTTTTGGAGCAGGCAGCCAGATCGCCTCATAGCCATCGTCAAACTTCCAGGTGTCAAAGTTGATCGGAATGCAGCCACAGTTGATTGCTTCCAAGGTGGTGTGCTGGGTGCGTTGGCCGTCGGCTCCCGCCTTTGTCCAGAAGTAAGTCAGGTCAATCATAAATGCGGCCGACTTCAAAACATCGTAGTAGTCCTCAAAGCCGTCCTGACCAAAGAACATGGCATGCTTCCGAAGCGGATGATCCTTGATTGCGTTGTACCAATAGACTCCCTTCTCTCGCGAGGCCATGATAAATTTCTTTTTCTTGACCCTGGCGGCGATCTCCAGAATGAGACCACTGCGCTTGGTTGATGCAAATCTGGCGGTGTTGGCAACCACATTTTTAAAAGCACTTCGGTCGCAAAACTGATCTTCATTGAACTCCCATGGATGGCGAATTCCGACATAGTGTTTTGCGTTCGGATAAATCTTCTTCACATAGTCCATGAATGGTTTCTGCGGCTCAACAGTTACAACCGCACTCCAGTCAAGCTGACTCAAGACAAAATGAGAGTCTTTAAATGTCTTTGACTCAAGGAAGTCATGGACGCATAGCACCATCGGTATCTTGTAATAGTAGTCTAATATCTTTTCAAGTCGCTTCTTGTTCAGCTCTTTGTTCTTTTCTCCATTCATTCCGACCGAGTTTAGATAAAGAATATCTGGGCTGCCAATGGCTTGCCACTTCACAAAGCGCGCATCAAAGCCGGCATGCCGAAGGGTCTTCTCCAATACGATAGCACTGCTCTGACCGCCACCCGTGGGTGATCGGCCAGACGGTGGCGGCCCAACCGACCCGACTATGGCTATCGTCAGCGTCATGGGAAGAGGGGCGACTCAACGCCGTCGTGTAAGTTTTTCATCACCGGATTTTCACTTCTGGCTCTTATGCAGCTGCAAGCCTTGCGCAACGCAATTGAAAATCCGGTTCGGCCATTGCTCAATTCTTCCTCAACGGCCTTTCCCTCAAGAAGATAAAACGCATCATCATCAGTCATCGCCGCCTCTGCCCTCAGCTCTATCTCATGGTTGCTCATTTGGCTTCTCCGGTTGATCGGTTGGCTTTTGGTCTCTCTTTGCGCTCCAGATAAGAATCAAGCTGCCAGTTCCGTCGGGCAAGGTAAAACTCTTTCCTTGCATAAATTCTTTTGGCAGCACCGACACGGGGACCGACAAATCGATCGGTACGTTCGGCTTGACGTCGGGTTGCTTCTTGATGTCGATCGGAAGTTCGATGTTAACAACCGCTACCGCCCCATCGGATCGACAAAGATGGATGTCAATTGGCACAACATACTTGCGCTGCCAGCTAACTTCGCCACACCCCAAAAGCATCACACATATCACAGACAAGATCAGGCTTGTTGTCTGAATACGGCCCTTGATTTTTTTATGTTTAATTTTCATTTTATGTCCTCCACTTCCACTGTTACTGTCACTCGTTTCGGTGGCCATAGCCCAAAGTCATTTTGTCCATTGTATGGCTCCCACGCTTCCTTGGCACAATTCATTGTTGGGCAAATGTGGTCGTCGATACTCTTTAGTGTTTTCAAATCACTTATTTTTAAATTGTTACAAGCCCAACCCTTAAATACCTTTTTCACATTTCACCTTTGATATAAAAACCAGACACCAGCTGAGCACAAGCAGCATCAGACAGCTTGTCGACAAAAGTCTTTTCATCTTTACTATCCTTATCGACATTGGTCTTTGGCTGCGGATCAAAGCCGCTCACCTTCTCAAAGCACTTTCTGATTGACTCAGACTTCTCCGCTGAAAGACCAAGCAACTCTGGATTCGCTTTGCTGATTGGACACTCTCTGAAAAGTGGATACTTGCATCGGCCATGGATCAAGCAGTTGACTCCGAGAATTTTAGCTGCCCACGGATGAACCTTAACCACTTTAGCCTGAAGCAGCTTGGCTACTTCTTGGAACTCGCCCTGGGCCCGGATGCATAGTCTCACATTGAGAAGTTCGGCTAAGGCACGCAGGTTGATTTTCATCAAGATGTTTGTCAGTATATTTGTTGGAAGAATTCCTCTGATGTCCTGGGTGCGACCGCCATCCTCCATTAGATCATCATAACTCTCTTGGATTTTGCACATTGCATTTATGTAGGTTGTTTTTGCACTTCTATCTTTGTTGATCTCATCTGGAATCATGTATCCAAAAACTCCAGCCTTGGTTAGCCTCATGCTCTGTTGGGCAAAGCTAACTCCTACCCGGTGTCTGACAAGCTGATGAGTCATTGCCCTTGTCACCCCACTCAGCAAGAAGGTGTAGTCGACAAACTCCAGGGCACTGCCGATGCTTCCAAGAGCATAATTGAGTTGCTCGTCAAAGTCGACAGTTGACATCTCACTTAGCTCGTCCCATGAGGCCTTGCCATTTAGATGGCGGGTGTTCTTGCTGAAGACCAAAAGTTTGTCTGCTTCTCTGGTGTAGTTGATCAGCTCAACTTCTAACTTACCATTGATGTATTCCATGGCGACACGTCCTCACAGATATATTATGGTTTAGGTTTTGGTGTATGACAATCGGACCATATGTCTGTATTTAAGTTATTCGCCAACAGATCATCAAGCTCCTTTATTCAAGCGTCTTTCATACTTGGTTCTTGCTTGGCCTTGCTTTATCATCCTCTCTACCTTGTACACATCCTTAACAAGTTGATCGGCGCGCAGCGGTCGCCATGTGGCAAATCGTCCAACGCTGTAAATGTTAAACTGATCTGTTAGCTGATAAATAATCTCACGCCTCAGGCTGTCATCCATGTCGACAATTTTACCGTACTCCTGAATGTGGAAGTCTTTTGGCTCAACCTCATCAAACAGTGATCTTGAAAAGGGAAGACCAAAGCAACCAATGACTTCTTCAAACTCGTCGATCGGACTTTCTGTTCCCATATCCATATATTCAATGATAAACAATCCCCGCTCCAGTGTAGCGCGATAGATGTTGAACCTTGACTCAGGGAAGTAGATCGTCTGATTGACCTCACATCGTATCTTGTTCACCTTCTTTCGGAACACCGAGATGGGTTCACTTTGCCATTCCACTTTTGGGAACTCAACTCCTCTGGTCACCCAAAGTAAGGTGCTCATTGGAAGAGTCGAAATACAGATCTCGTATTCGATCTCACATTCCGTCCCGTGGGCGTCTTCTGTAGTGACAAGCCCAGGCTCAATTCTTTTGACTGTGTAGCCCCATTCACAGTTCAGTGGTGCTGGGGTGCTGAGAGGCAAGTAGCGCTTTGTGATTCCAAGGTGCTTCAAGCTGCGATTTGCCAAATTGCCGTAGGCCTTGAGAGAGTAGGTATTGTTCATGGTGATGTCGGCGGCATAGTGCAATTGGCCGTGCCAGTATACCGCTTTTTCTACCTCAATTTCCTCCACTCCAACACCCAACGCTCGCGCCGTCTCAAGGTCTCGGAAGCGCAGCAGTGCCCAGTGATTCTTTGTGTTTTGGGTTGGGCGTTGATCAACCACAACAATTCTTTTTGACTCTGGATTGTGGTCAGCCAAGATTCTTGCCATCATGGTGCCAGCCAATCCTGCTCCAAGAATCAAGAAGTCAGTGTGTATTTTTTCCTTCATTCTGTCTCCTGTTGACTGCTGAAAATTGAGCAAAAAAAAATCGTCCCAACGAGACCTGTTACTCAGCCTTTTGCGGTCTGAGTAACAGATAGCAGCAGCAGCCGTAGCAGCCACTGTTGTCTCGTTGGGACGAGCGCTTAAATTTATCGGCCATGACGTGTTCTCTTTTTACGCTGCCACATCAACTTTCAGAAGCTTCTCGGTCGGAACAAACTTGTCATCAACCTTGGTGGCAAACCCACGCTTGGCCACCGCGTCTCGGAAGATGATGCTCAGGCGAGCCAACGGGTTGGGCGACTCCAGCTTGGCCTTCTTCAGCCGCGCCTCAAAGATCTTCAGCGCTTTTTCGATCGTGATGCCCTCTTTGCCGCTGTCCTTTAGAACCAGGATCGCCTGGTAGGCAGGGGTGCCATCTCTCCACATTCCGCTCGGTCCTGCCTTCTTGAAACCACCTGCCACCTTGGCCTTTGCATCGGCCTTCAACGCAGCCAGCTCTTCCCTGGTGGGCTTGGCCGGAACAGCCTTTTTCGGTTCCACCACCGTCTGGGCTTTCGGTGTTGCCTTGGGAGTCGCTTTCTTGGCTGCCGGAGTCGGAGCAGGTGCCTTCTTCGCCTTGGATGCGGACGCTCCCGCAGCCGCCTTGGGAGTCGCCTTCTTGGTGGCGGCAGTCGCCTTCTTGGTGGCGGCAGTCGCCTTCTTGTCAGTCTTTGCCAGCTGCTCCTTGTAGAGCTTCTTTGCCGCGTTGATGGTGTTGCTCCACTCCTTCAGGTCGGACGTCATTGCTTCCCACTGGGTGTCGTCTTTGGAGTTGATGGCGGCCATCATGGCCTCCGCCACATCGTGCTCGCTCTGGCCGTCTTCCGGTTCAATTCCGAGCTCAGTTGCCAGAACCGCCAGTCGATCAGCCTTGCCAACGTTGATCTTCATTTCTTTCAGTGTCATTCCCATGGTGTCCTCTCCTCTTTTGTTTTTGGTTGTTGGGTTAGGTTCATCATTTCTAAAATCTACAAATAGTTATTCGCCAATCTTTGAAGCAAGTCAACATCAAGCGCTCGGAAGTTCTCTGCAAAGAAGTTCCGAATGAACTTTGGGGTGATTATCAATGCGTGCGTTGCGGGATCAATTCCACGCTTGGCACACCGCAAGCGCGCCAGCGCTCGCGCCTCTGCCAACAGCGCTGGCGCTGGGCCATCAACTAAGAGCTGAGCAAAGCGTATATTCACCTGAGCGAAGGCCTCAAGTGCCTGCATCAGCATAGCAGCGTGATCTTGGTGATTCGAATCAACGCTCGCCTCGCTGATCACCGATTCAAAGTCGGCCCTTGGCTGCGATCGACCCTTCTGGCTCTCGTACCGCAGAATGCTGTTGTAGCGCTTCATCACTGAGCTGTAAAGAAGGGTTGTTATTTTTGCTCGATCAGAATTGTACCTTTTACGCATCAGCTTGATAAAAACTTCCCAACCTTCTTGCTCCAGATCATCGCGAGTAAACAGCGCAGTGGGTGCCAGGAACTGCCCATACCGATTTGCCAAACTCTTGATGATCTTTGTTGCTGAAACAAACAGTTCATCGTTGTAATCTGTTTTTCTTTTTCTGTATCGCCTTCTAACAGGAACTGATCTTGCCATTACTTTTCCACCTCCTTTTTGGTTAAAGTTCAAATGCCCGTTTCAACTGCAGGCCAGGAACTGTCTTTATCTCAGCAGCCACTTCCCTCATCTTGTTTCCAACCACGGTGCGGAAGGTCTCGTCCGCACCCAGCATGGCAGCGTCGGTGCCATCCATATATTCCTTCACCTCGCCGATCAACTTTCTCAATTTGTCCTCGTTGACGAAGCCACTGAACAGGTTGTCAAACTTCTCAAGGAAGTTCTTCATCGCCTCGATTGTCTGAGTCTTGACTTCATCGTTTTCGCACTGCTTGCTCAACGCAGCGACCCGCTCAATCAGGGCATTGCCAACTGCGTTGAGTGTCATCTCTCGCATCTTGCTGATGTCCTGACGAAATCGCTCCACCTCTTCACGATACACGCTGGGCGGCAGCAGCTTAGCTTCCTCAGACGGAGGAGTGAAAACTCGGAAGCTCCAGCGGAACGTAAAGTGGCGCCGCAGCACTTCCTCGCTGGGGTATTTCTTTTGGTCATACAACTGCGGGAACTTTGTTGCATAATCCGCTTCCAACTGCTTGATCTTCGGAACAAAGGTCTCAACAATTGCCTGCGCCTCTTCCTGGCGCTGCTTGAGGTAATTGTCTGTCCGCTCGATCAGATCCTTTGGCAGGAAGACAAATCCATCTACCGGGAACGGAAGACTGTTTCTGTAGATCCAACCCTTCACCTCGTTGCGAACAACGCGGTACTCATTCAGCAACGCATTCCCTTCCGGAGTCAGCAACGAGCGCACTGCATCAACCTGGTCAAGGATTTCCTGATCCTTGATTCCAAGGTCTCTCAGCACCGAGGAATCAAGCCGAGCACTTGCTCCCCACATTCTAATGTCAACATAAATCAAAATACCATCGGAGAAGGCGCGATCGGCAACGTCTTCCCCACCCGTCTTTCCTTTGATCTTTGCTTTTCCCATAGTTCCTCTCCTCTTTTGGTTGGTTGTTTTTGGTTGCGGGACTTTGTTCTCATTGATGGAAGCAAGCACTCAACTTACTTCCATCCATTGGGAACAAACTCTTTCAGGCACCTACCTTTTTAATCTTCCCGTGAAGTGCCACCGTGTGGTTCTTCCAAAACTTGTTTTCCTTGGGTGTCTTAGTTGTCATGCCGCCCACCATCTCCGCAATCTCATCCAGCAGCTGATCCGCGCTGAAGTGCGCTGCAGCGCTGATTGACTCGGTGGAGACCGAGACAGTTCCATCTTCAAGAACTTCCACATTGATCTGGTCCATGCTAAAACCTCCTCAGGGCCAACTTGTTGTCGGCCAGTTTTTTGACAATCCATTTGTTCTTGGCTGCAGCCAGTTGAATTGCCTGCTTGCTGTACTCTTGCTTGATGCGGTTGACAAGGGACGTTTCATTTCTGGCCATCCTAACTTTCTGATTGGCCAGGTCGATCGTGAGATAGCTTCCGATGATTGAGATTTGATTGTTGTTAAGGTAACTGTAGCTCAAGCTCAATGCCTCAAGTGCCTTTTCCAAAATATCAGAATGCTTGGCTTTGAACTCAACAGTGGTGAGTTGAACAGTGTAACATGGCATTGCGGGCCTCCTCTCAACCTTTTCTTAGTTTACTGTGTTTTGAGCTAAAAGTAAAACATAGTTTTGCGATTCCTAACTGTCCTAACCATAGCAACTAACCGTCTAACCAATTTGTCTGGTGTTGGTTTTTGCGCCTTCTCCATAATAACAATCACACGTCGCACGCGGCGGTCGCCATTCTTAGTCATTTTTCCTCCACAGCAGATTGCTGTAGTTTTCTTCAACTGCTTCCTTTGTCGGATAGTATTGGGATTCACGGCTGTATGGGCCGCAGTTGCAGAAAGTCCCAACATACCACCCAGCACCTGACTTGTAAATTCCCCACTTTGGCTCAGTCTTACATCGATCGCAATAGACTAAAGCCCCAGTGAGTATTGTCTCACCCTTCATCACCATAAGCATCTTCCTCCGTTGTAAGGGTTGAACTGCCAACGCAGCGCTGCCTCCTTCAGCGCTGCCGCTCGGAGCCTGATGGCCTATTTTACATCGCTCCGACGATGGACAAAACAATCAGCGTCATCAGCATCGCTGCCAGAAGAAAGACGTAGCCAACAATCTGACTGATAAGTCGCTGGCGGTCATTGCGGTCATTTCGGACTCGTCCACGATACATTTTCATAGTTCTACCCCTCTCGTCCGTTTTGTTTCTCCGTTGGCGCCAATGAACTTGGTGCTGGCCGGAATGGTCTTGTCCTTTGCCCACGCTCGGAGACTGTCAATTGACTCGCCCATGGTCTTGCTAACTGGAATGACATACCGACTGACCTTGTCACAGTTGGTCTTGTGAAGCGCGGCCAACCGACAAACGGTCTTGATCTCGGCGCCACTCCATCCTTCCATACAATCATCCGCTGCGGTCAGCTTGCCAGGCTTCACGTCGTAGACATTCAGGTAGTAAGTGAAAATATCTTCCCGCTCGTCCGCATTTGGAAGATCAATGAAAAACGGTGCACAATCCCACCGTTCCGCTCTCACCCACTCCGGCGGCAGCGAGCTGATGTCGTTGCAGGTGGCGATGACATAACAACCAGCCGGACGATCGTCACTCAGGAACTTCAGGAACTGGCTGGCTGAGCGCTGGCCAGTCTGATCTTGAACACCAATTCCCTTGGTGCGGTTCGGAAGACCCTTCTCAATTTCATCGACAAACAAGATACTCTTGCCAACTGCCTTGACGGTGTCGATGGCCTTGGCCCATGCGTTCTCGGCCTGGCCATACAAACCCTCGCCCTGCATCTTGGCCATCTCCATCTCAATCAGTATTTTCTTGCTCTGGGTGCTAAGCCACTTGGCAAACAACGTCTTGCCACAGCCCGGAGGACCGAGAAGTAGAATGCCCTTTGCCATGTCGTTGTCAACTCCAGCCAATGCAAACTTCTTCACTTGGTCATAGCCACGCGGTTCTGGCACCTCATAATTTCCGACCTTCAACCCAGCCACATCCTCAATCTTGGCTGCTCGGAAGGAAGACACCACCTTTGGATCAATACGGCCATCGCCTGCAATTAATCCCATGCTGATTGCCTGGGTGGCATTTTGCTTTGTCAGTCCAACCGCACTGTCAACGATCGATGACTTTTCAGCATCATCCGGCATCTCAAAGCCATCCAGCTCTTTGGCCGACTCAACAATGTAGTCGTAAATTCCAACAACTTCTTCCCGAGACGGAAGGCTGAAACTGATCTTCAGAAATTCTTGCTTCAGGGTCTCTGGAATTGCTTTCTCAAACGGAGCATCCGACACAATCACCAGCGCATGGCGGAACTCCTTGCTGCTGATCAGGCTGAGCTTGTTCTGGATGCTTTGGACATATTGCTTGTTTGGATTGCCAACATCGTCGAACAGGAACCAGTTGAAGTTCTTTGCGACAACCACCGTTCCGACCGTAGACTTGCTACCCAGTATTTCAATTACCTGATCTGGATCTTTGTCCTTTTCCAAGTCCCAGATAACAGTCTGGTATGGCGCGATGCCAGCCTTGTTCTTGAAACCAGTTACTGCCTCGCAGATCAGGCTGACCGTGCGACCCATTTCATCAGTCTTGGCATAGAAGAGACTGAAGCCAGCTCGCAACGCATTGACCAATTCCTTTTGACTGTTCATTTTGAATCCTCCTTTATGCGGGTTGATATTTAGTGTCAAGCAACGCGGCAACCTTAAATTAAGGTTGCCGCCGCACTGAGCCTAATGCCTTTTTAGAGTCGCTCAGTCGACTATCTTCATGGCTTGCCATAGCTCGATGGTTCCAATTTGCTGGCCATCTCCCTGAAGCACTTTCACTTCTTTGCAGGTGCTGGCATCATACGGAAGCTCGATGTACCTTGCGCGATTGTCAAACAACCAAGAGTCAATCAATTTTTTCTGCGTCACATCAAGCCTAATAACTTTGCTGTTGTATGGAACTGAATTGATCCAGTCGATGAATTCCTTCTGCGTCATTTGATCCTCCTTCAGATTGTCAAAGGCCTCAATTTGTTTCATCTGTTTTGAAAGGCACAGATCACAAAATGTATGAGTTGTTAGCGCGCCAGGCTCGCCTGGCGAAAGAACAGCACCGCAATCACAGCATACTCGCCTCATTTTCACCCCTTGACCCTCCTCTCTGGTTTCTTAAGTTCATAAGAGAAAATATACACTTCTTCTTTGGTGTCTTCAAAGTTGCCAAACGATCCAGACGTTCCGCGCTTGAACACTGCCACTCGCCGACCTCTGTAAACTCCTTGGGTTGGAATGATAAAGCCAAGGAACTTTTTTCCTGGCACCACGGGATTGGGTTCCTCCTGAACCCACTCCGCTTCGCTGTAAAGTATTTCTTCTTCCTTCTCAATCACCTCTTCCTCGTCATCGGATCGAATGCGTTCGATAGGCATCCAGCACCTCCGTTTCGGCGACGAGCCATTCTTCCATATAATGAATCATGTTGGCCGCGCTTCCGCGCCCGAACCCACTGTTGCGCCAGAACTCGGCCTTGGCTCTCAGCTCGCACTCCTGCTGAAAGTTCGACATCGCGCAGGTGCTGTTGTGGCGATAGGGCGACTCCAGCAGGCGGTTGGTCTGGCTGGCCTGTTCCTTCTTCAGCAAGTCCAGCACTACCTGGACACCGCCGTCCTGGGAGTCAATGGTCTTTTTGTAAAGGCTGGCAAAGCCCTTCAACTCGCGCTCCTTGGCGCCCGCAATAAATAGGTCTTCGGCGTGGCGCTTCACCAGGTAGGCCATATCCAACTCGGCAATGTAAACGGAGCTCGCCGCCTTGAGGAAGGCTTCCTTCGCCTCAATGCCACGTGCCCCTTCGTATTCCATGTACCATTCGATTTGGCGCCGTGAATTGGAAATGGTCTCCAGTGCCGTAGGCTCGGGTCGCTCAACCACAGCAGTCTTGGAACTAACGGATCTCTTTTTCATTTTGACCTCCTTGCGGGTTAGGGGTTAGTCCAACGCGGCAACCTTAATTTAAGGTTGCCGCCGCACCGAGCCTAATGGCTGTTTAATCTCGCTCGGTCGAGTGCTACACTTTGTTCTGGACAAATCCAAGTTCAATCAGCTCCGCATGGCCAATCATGTCTTGAATTTGCGCTGCTACCATGTTGGCCACCTTCTGGCTTGGCAAGTCCAATGTGTACCAGTACTGGGCCTCGCCTTCTTTGTCAACCAGGTAAAGGTGAACACCGTTGGCCGCCGCAATTATCACTGCGTCGTAGACAGCCAAGGCGCCACAGATGCTCAAACAACCAATCATCGGCTCCTTGCCTTCGGTTCCGGCCCATCCACTCCAATCGCTTTCGGTGAACAATTTCATGTCAGCCATTGCGCTTTTCTCCTTTTCGATTTTTGGTAAGTCCAACGCAGCGACCTTAATTAAGATCGCTGCCGCACTGGGCCTAATGGCTTTTTAGGCTCGCCCAGTCGAGCTACTCACAATGGTTGTCAAAGCAACCACAAGACTGACCAAACTGCTTCGTTGAGCCGCAGCGCTCGCATTGTTCCAGCATACTCTTTACTGTTGCGGCCGGAAGGCCACACGAGATCAGTTGTTGCAGCTTGCGGAAGAAGTCTTCGCCAGTCACACGATGCCACTTGTTGTCGTCATCCAAGTAACCGCTGTTCCAGAGTCGGTCCGGCCCATGGCCACCCAAGAAGTTGATGTCGGTTCCATAGGGTGTCGCCACAATTTTGACTTTCACAATTTCCGGTTCCAGATCTGTCTCATCAAAGCCAGATACCAATCCAAGCTCGGCCTCAATCACTTCGATCTCTGTTGGGTCGGCTCGATTGACGACCGTTTTTTTAGCCTTGGTGCCAGGCAGCACTCTCAGCATCTCGATAAAAAGATCGACGATCATCTGCTGTGTCAGTTTAATCATGGTGGCCTCCTTTGCGAGTTAGAGTTTTGTCAACGCAGCGGTTCAGAATCAACCGCTGCCGCTGCCAGCCTAATGACCTTTTTAATCTCGCTGGCACGAGTAATTCAAAATGGCCTTGTTGCACTTTTCGTCGTGGCCGAGCTTTGCCGCTTGGTCTCGGTTGAGCCACTTGCCGCCGATCCTAAATGGCGCGGTCGGAGATTGAATCGGAGAATACTTGAATTCATTCTTCAGTCTCTTTTTCCACTCAGCGCGCTTCTTGGTGTACGCCTTTTTCAACGCACCGCTGGAGTACTTGGAGTCGATCGCGCAGGTGGCTACCTCAATCATCAGCTCCAGGTTGCCGCCGCAGTCGTCGTAGGTGCGGTCGCCAATTAGATCCATGATTGTTGAGACAGACCCGGACAGCCGGTCCGCTTCCATTTCATCGCCAGCCATGTCCATCAATGCGCTGTCCAGCCAATGCCGAATATCGTTGACGCATTTTTCGACAATCATCATTTTGACACCTCCCAGTCAATTTTATTTTTTATCACCGAATCAAACACACCCTTCTTTGCTCCGGCCAAGACGTCAGCCCCAACTAACTCCGCAACGTCGCGCAGGCAGTGGCGCGCCACCAACTCCATCTCGATCGGGTCCCAGCCACTCCGCTCCGCGACCTTTAAAATAGCCGCGCCACCAATCTCGACACCACGCTTTTCGTAATCCAGTTTTTTAATTTGGCGACCCATTTCGTAAAACTCAACATCAGTCACCGTTGGCCAGTCACCACCGACCGTCAGTCGCTTCCGATATTTGCTCGTCCATTTTCCTTCCAGGACGAGCTTATCAAATCGGTCCCGACTCAAGTAAGCCATTTCCTTTCCAGCCGCCTTCCGCACAAACCACTCAATCAGATCTTTTTCGAAACAAGTAACAAACAACTCAAAGATCACATCGGTTCCAACTGCTTCTGCCACACAGATCATAAATGGTTTCAGTCGCCGCTTCAAGTCCGTCGGCCAACCATTCGGCCGATTTTCTTCCGCCAGCATCGTCCGGCAGGTTTCAATATCAAACCAAGTCCGATTGCCAGCAAACGGAAAACGCAAACAGTTCTTCACAGTCAATTTAAAAGTCATCACACTACCTCCTTTTTTGAGTTTGAATTTCCTTAACAACGCGCATTGCCTTACTCTCTAAAAACTTTCAGCGTCAACACGCGTTGTGATCGGATTCAAACACGTCATAGCCAAGCTATTGCTTGGTGGCCCTTATTCCTTCGGCTCAGTCGCCGCTCGGCCGTACAACACCGAGCGAGATAGCGGAGACGCGTACCGCAATGGCAGACATAAAGCTACACGTCTCTCGCTCTGGCCTATCGAACTCCAACAGCGTAATTGGCGCCCGCATTTGCGTCCACGCCGCGCAACTCACCAATACCGACCTGTTAGAAATTTTGGCCTTGGGGTTTTTAGGTTGGTCCTGTTGGAAGCAACCGTCCACGGTCAACAGTCAGCTTAACAGCCGACTAACCCAACCGCCGACTCCGCGTCACACAAACGGATTCGGGTAGCGACAAACACGACGCAGTCTCACCATCCAGCCGACCTCACAGACCGACCACGGATTTCAGAGCCGCGCCTTTTACTGGCCTCGCCGTTTTTAGCCCTCTTAATTTTTGGGGTCGGCCGCCGTACTCCGCAGAAGAACTTTTTAGCCTCAGGCGCATCACCAGCAGGATTCAGTCACTAACCGTCACCCACCTCATCGCCGCCGCATCAAAAGCCGCGTTTCCGGCGCGGTACTTTCGCGAGTCCAAATCGGCCCTCTTCCCGCACACCGACCACCACATTTTCAAAGACCAGGTTCAAGGGCGGCATTTTCCAGCCGCGTACCTATCTAAGCGTACAAGCCAATTATGCCTCTCTTTAAGGGAAAAGAAAAGTCGGGTAAAACCCGATTACGGGCGATGACGACCGAATAGGGGAGTTTTTGAAAGGATGGAAGGGCTGGAATAAATTATTTTAAGAAATAATAACTAATTAAATCAATAGCTTATATCAAAATAGGGCCAAATAAGCCCAAAAAAATTATCATTGATTTGCTTAGTTTATCGCTTATTACCTTATAAGCACCTGATATAACTGATTATAATAATTTCACTGGGCCAAGTCCAAACCCTGCCCCTGAGGGAAGGCCCATACCTGGTCAAGATCGCCTCACCTCGGGTGCCTCCGGTGGTCTCACGTCCCCAGCTTGGGCCTCATGACTCAGCCTTGGAAGACCGGTGTCGCCGCCTCAATTTTGGAGACGGCTGGCCAACCCATTTCGTTGATATCGCCCGTTGTCAACCGCACCACTTTCACTGCTGGAATAAAGCTGGACAAGTTTTGCGCCAGCTTTACGGCCCGCAGCAAGCTGTACTGATCCTTCCAGGTGGTCGGATCAAAAATAATACTCATACTGTCAAGCTTCAACTGACTGAGAAGTAGTTGCTGTTCCAAGCTGGCGCCACCTTTGCTGATGGCCAACCCAGTGGGGCCAACGGTGAATTTGTCAAACACCCCTTCAACAACCACAGCGTGGCGCAGTTGGAATTGCTTGAACTCTTCCAGTCCATACAATAATTCTTTTGGGCGCCGAGTGGATTTCTCAACTGGACAATTACGATATCTCAGAGAAGAAGTGTCGGTGTAGTCTCGGCCAATCCAACTCAGCAGCTCTCCCGATTCAAAGAAGGGAACGATGACTCTGCCACTCCAAAGAAAGGCACCAGTCAAGTCCACCTCGGTGTATCGAAGCTTGTATCGACTGATATCTGAATCACTCAACCCACGCTCATTCAAATAAGAACGTGCCAACATCTGGCTGCCTTCTTGATTTTTATCTTTCAACTCGCAAAAGAAGGGATGGCAATTATCTGGAAGCCAGGTGGCACTGGGCCGATCGAACAACTCATCGTTGTCGCGACCATAGTCTTTAGACAAGGCAATCAAGTTCATGGCCTTTGGCTTGGCCAGTGAGTAGGGAATTCCTTCCAGCTCCATGATCAAACTTGCCAGCCAAGGTCGCCGCGCCATTCCAGCAAATTGACACGCCCAGCAGTTCAACTGGCCCGTGGTGCGGTGGATGCCTAAGTGCTTCTCCTTGCCACACCAAGGACAGTCAATGTTGAAATCGTTGGTGCCAACGTCGGTGCCGCGCTGCTTGACATCAACTCCGATCGAGTCCAACCAGTCTTTGATTGTGCCACTCAAAATGGGATCTCCTTGTCTACCACAAATTCAACAATCACATCACCATGGCAAGGCTTTGGCTTACAGCAGCAGATAAGATCCACTTCAACTCCAGTCTCAAAGCATTCTTGTAAAGAGTGAATGATAGTTCTGATCTTTGGATCAAAGTCGTAAGCTGTTGCCAAAAAGGCTCTGTACTTTTCGATAACTTCCTCGCGACTGCCATCATGGCCGATGCTGTACGGATTGCCAAGCAGCCCTGGCCTCATGATGTTGAGTTGATAAGCACCAGGCCTGCTTGCTGCTGGCCCGTGATGGTGATTGATGACTTTGAATACAGATCTCATTTTTTTATCGACTTTATCAACAGCACATCAGTACTGAGTTGGGCAGAGAAAATTCTCCCATCCAATGCGGTGATCTTGAATCCGTGATCGCCACACTCGGCATCCATGCCAATCCGGAATTGACTTCCATCCATGGTCTCAATCACCAACGACTCGTTGATTTTAATCTTCATAAAATCTCCTGTCTTTTCAGGACAAGGCTCTTCCACCTCAATCCATTTCTCAGCAAAGCATTTTGATTGATGGGTGGTTCCAGCAACCTTTAGAATTGGCAATGACCTGCCACAGCGTGGGCAGGTCATCGTCAGGTGCTTGCAGAAAGAGCAGATCACTACACGACCGCTTTCTTCTCTTCGCTGATGTATTTCCTAAGCACCTTGCACAGCACGCTGATATTCTGGAGTTGCTTTCGGATCCTTCCTCCAGCTGGCTTCCAGCCGCGCTCCTTGGTGTCAAACTTGGTGGCCTCCGAATTGGCTTCTGCCAAGTACGACGCTATGACTTCCAGTTGTCCGACCAGTCCGGCAATCTTCCCTTCTTTCTTTTTTTTGACTACCATTTGACACCCTCCTCTGTTAGTTGTTTTTGTACAGGCCACACTTCAGGCAGTTCACATCGGGGCTGCAATCGACCGATTGACAGTCGAAGTTGGATTTGAATAGCATGATTACCTGTGTAGGTCTGAGCGTTTGGGTATTAAGATTTCTGAGAATTTGTCATGTCCATTT